ATGAATCCAAATGGTTCCCATGCATTATTAACAGTGTAAATCCAACCAGCATAATCATTAACCAGTTTTGGACTTGCTTTGAATACCAAGTCACCTGGAGTTCCTGCTTCTGTTGGAGTTGAACCAACACCAATAGTGCGCTTACGAGCTACATCTGCTTCACCTTGAATGTAGAGATTCTTAGTTTCAATACCTTCATCAGACTTGGATGCAATCTTCTGGTTGAATACAACTGGACCATCGAATGTTGAGATGATGTCATTTGCTGGACCACCTTCAACATTAATGAACTCACTGACATTTGCGTCAGAGATGTTGATGCCATTTGTTCCAACTTTTGTATCAGATGGACCAGCATCTTCACCAGTTACGGTTTGAATTGGAGTGTTGTATGACTCTTCATCACCAGAAACTGTACTCAGTTTTCTGTTAGCGGTATAGAAGTTACCTCTATCATCCATGCCACTGTAGTTAGTGACACCACCTTCAAGTCTCAGAGCTTGTGCATTAAGAATCTCTTTCTCGGAAAGAATTCTGTTCTGTCTCTCTGGGAATGCTGTTGAATAGTTACCAGGACCGAAACCAAGATACTCAAACGTATGTGCAGATGCACGGATGATTGAGTTTCTACGCAGTTCGACTGGAAGTGGTTTAACTTTCTTGACCTGAGTTCCCAGTGCGTGATCTTGTCTTCTAGTACCAAGAAGTCCTCTGAAGATAGTCAGTGAATCACCTGATACGGTCTCCTTAATTCTAAAGATTTCGTCGTCAATTTGCAGATAATCACCAAGTCTCAGACCATTCAGTTCTGCATTGTCAACAACAATAGGAGTCAGATCCGAATCGGTTGAGTTAATTGCTGCACCAAGAGTTGTGCTGATACCAGCATATTGTGCAACTAAGCGACCTGAGATTGCCTCATTGCTCTCAGAAATATCACCACCGTTAGATGAAAGTGATGGTCTGTAGATAGTAACATTACCGCCAGTTGCAGGAGCAGTGGTAGTAATACCTGGTTTGATTTCAACTTGAGTTGGTGAATTGACCTTAGTTACAAGGAACTCGCCATTATACAGTGAGGAATCGAATCCAGATGTCTTCAGTTTAGAATCAAGTCTAAATCCATGTGCTCCACTGAATGTAACTGTAGCAATACCAGTGTTTGCTTGATAGTGGAAAGTAGAGATGCCAGCAGTTCTACCAGTATTGGTAGCTCTTGCCTTTGCTGTCATCGTGACACCAACACCTGCTGTGGTGAATGATGCAATAGTGTCAGAAGACTGTACTGTAATGTTATCAATACCAACACTAGTAATCTTATACAGAGTGTTGTACTCATCATATGCTTGTGATTCGTTTCTGGTGACACCACCAACTTCGATACACTCACCAACACAGTCGTAAATGTTCTGAACTCTCAGAACTGCGGGAGTTGAAGGTGCAGTTGTTCCAACATCAACCAGACTGATGATGTCTCCAACCTCGTATGCAGAACCACCATCCATGATGGTTACATCACTGATAGCACCTGTTCCGTCAACAGTTACTCTTGCGTTAGCATTTGCACCAGTGGTTGATACACCCAAACGGACACCATAGTAGGTTCCAGTCGTATATCCAGCACCAGCATTTGTAACGGTGACGCTAGTAATACCACACAGACCATGGTCATATGAAGTATAAAGAGTGTGTGCAATACCGCTGGTTGACTTAATATCTACCAGACCGATACCACTAGCGAAGTCAATCTGTGCTTTTTCTGCTGCTTCCTTGGTGACAGAGTTTTGTGGTTCGTTTGAGTAAACGTTACCAATAATCTCCTGATCAGCGTAAGAAGTTGCAGGTACTGGGTCAGATGCTGGATTATCTCTATTGGTTTGTGGATAGAGATTATCAAGAGGCTGAGACAGTTTCAGGGTATTGAATGGTGCAATACCTGGAGTGATACTTGTATTGACAACAGTCAGGTGATATACACCATCCTGGACATTTTGTACATACTTTTGAAGTTCTTCTGCTTTGAAGACTGAGAAAGTATTGTTGTACTTTTTCTTTCTAAAATATGGGAGATTAGAGTTACGGGTTGTAGTTACACCAGTAAATGTTCCTGGATCTTGAGACAGAGTGTAACTAAACTGTTTGGTACTGCTGATACCAGTAACAGTGAATGTTCCGTTAAATGCTGTACTTGCAACACCAGCGGCATTGTTAGCAGAAGAAACATTCAGGACTTCAACCTGTGCTCCAACACTCAGATCGTGTGGAAGTTCGGTATTGATCTTAGCAACATTACCTGCCCACTCTGCACTCTTGACGAAACGTGGGTTTCTGAGTTCTGTAGAGTTAGTAAGAGTTGCACCACCTGGAGCAAAGTACTTTTGAATCTCAGTGTTACCTGCACCGATAACATTGTTAGATTCTTGAAGAACATATCCATCAAGAGGTGGTCTTGCAAAGGTTGTTGAATCCTTTGGAATTACATATCTGTATCTGTAGACTGTCTCCAGAGGACCTCTAGTATCTGGAGTTCTAGTGAAGTATGTTCTAGCAGTTTTGCCTGGGGGAATATTGTTCAGTACTTCAAATACACTATTCTCCGATGAAGCAGTTGCAACATTGACATACCACTGTCCTTGTGACGTGTCAAATCCAACTGGGTGACCAATCTCACCTACTTTCTTATCACTTACTCTAGAGATGACCTTAAGAATACCACCCTTCGCATTGATTGTGATAGGTGAATCATTAACAGCATCATTCAGAGTTTGTGCAATCTTAATCTGGCTAGTCGTCAGACCAACAGATTTTTCGTTAGTGATTGCAAAGTAAACGCTATTGTTCTCCAGACCATCTGGAAGTTCACCGTTGTCACTAACAATACGAATCTTTTCTCCATTAGTGAGAAGGTGACCAGCACTCAGGTTGATAACATTAGAGTTGATGTTGTTGACATCATTGACTCTTTCAACATAACGTACTTTCTCTGAGGTTGTTTCCTCATGAGTGTACTGGGTATTCGGCATAATGATTCTTGCCGAATAAGTTGTACTAACACCAGAGTTAGCAACTGAGAGATACAGTTTATCGTTAGTCTTAGCACCAATTCTGTAACCATCAACAACAGTTGCGGGAGGATTATTTTGATCCGTTGCATCTGCAATGTAGAGTTTATCAGTAGAACCGACAGATACTGTTACTGAAGTATCAAGTGGCAGATAGTTGATGTTGTTGACAGTAGTGTCAACTTCTTTAGGTGACAGGATATGTGAAATATATCCAGTGTCATCCTGAGAGAATGCACTATTTCTGAATCCAGAACACTGGAATGCTTTTGAACCAAAGTTAGAGTTAGAGTTGTTGATGGAGAAGTCACCACCAGACTCTACACTAAAGTGCTGAGCATAACCAATAGCAAAAACAGAAACTAACTGCATGTAGGCATCATTGATGCCTCTGATGTGGAAGTTCTCATATTCTGGTTTGAACTTAGCGAGTGAATCGCTATGCAGGTTAGAGAATCCGGTCGAATCTTTGTATGTTCCGGTGGTCGAATCATACTTGACGAAAGCCTTATCATCTTTCTGAAGACCAATACCCGTGAACTGTGCCACGACCATTGACTTAAATCCTGATGCTTTGCTGCCATCAGCAAGCATACCGCACATACCAAATACTGATCTCAGAGAACAGTTGAAGATATATGGAGATGCTGACGTAACAGTATCAACAGCAAGATTGACACTTGAACCAGTTACTGAAGGAAGAAGTTCTACTGGTGTGTTTTGTACTTGATAAGTAAACTGAGTGTCACTTACAACAGAGCTGACAACAAATTGTCCGTTGTATCCTTGTGCCTGAAGACCAGAAATTCTGATAGGTGAGTCAACACTCAGGTTGGGGAAACTGTCAGTCGTAGTAACAGTGATGGTTGTGTTGCCAGTTGCACCATCACCAGACTTAATGCTGCTGATACCAACAGATCCACCACGAGAACCAACAATACGGAATTCATCGATTACTGGTTCGATATCCTCATCAGCAGGATAATCAGGATCAATAGGTCTACCTGAAGAAGGACCGAATGCAATACCGACCTTCTCATAGTACATATCGAGATCTGTTCTTGCAGTCTCGAAAGTTTGGAAGTCGTCGTCAATCTTGGTGGTGTTTACACCATCTGCATATTCAAAACATGCAAGTTTGTGGTGTGAGAAATTAGGAACGAACTTATTAGTTGTGTAGTCTTTATATACAGTTCCATTTGGATCTCCATCAAACATGGAGAACTGCCAGAAGTAACATGCACCAGTTACCCTGAAGATCGCGGATCTCTCAATATTATCGTTCTCAGGGTTAGGCACATACAGAGGACGAACCTTTGTTTTACGAAGGTCCATACCAACGATGGAAGTACCACGAGGGACGATAATACCACCGTGGATACTATTAAGCTTATAGAGATTATTGTTAGGACTTGTTAGATCTACATCAGTTGTTAAACTGAATTCTCCAAAGTCAGAAGTAGTACCACCACTTCTCATTCTATAGTTATTTGTTCCGTCAGGAATCAGACCTGGACGGTTGTCAACGACATGCAATCCTGGATAGATGAGGATTGTTGTCTTTGCAAATCTATCGTTATCTAATCCTCTCTGATATGAAAATCTAGCGGCTTCCATGAGAGCACGCTGGATTGTTCTAAAAGGACGTGATAGTGAATTTCCTTGGTTCTCAATACTATCCGTCGCATCCAAAGCATTTGGGTCAACGTAAATGATAGTCCCGCGAGTTGACTTCAGAAAATTATCTAATCTGGAGAGACCCATCTTATTAAAGTTCGATATATCCGTTATGGATTATTTAGGACATAAAAAAAGGGACTCTATCGAGTCCCTTTCCACTTCCTTCACACGGAAACTATATTATATCATTCTTGCTGCATAGTGTCAAGCATATACTCTACAGTGTTTGCAACATCATTCATAGCATCGCGCAAAAACGGTTGTTGACCAGATTCTTGACGCATGTCATCTTTTTCATCACATAGAGTCCAACGCCACTCTTTTTGATTTGCTGAATACCAAAGATTGATTTTCATAGTAGTGAATTGCATTTTGAAGCCCCCGATCTGATTTGAACAGACGACCTTCGCTTTACAAGAGCACTGCTCTACCACTGAGCTACAAGGGCAAATTTTTCTACCTAACGTTTATATTTACCACAAATCGTGGTTCTTTTGTTGGGTAGGATGAACTGTGAAACAAATCTCCTTTGAAAGCAACTGCTCTACCTTTTTTAGGTGTGACCCGTTGTTTTTCGGTCCAAGTATCTTTAGATAAGAATGAAATGAATTCAGAAGAATTTTGAGTTCTCTCATTATAGATGATTGTATCACCATCAGTATCATTTAGATAGTAGATTATATTCCAACAGTTAGGAATAAAACTATCAACATGTGGCATTTGTACCTGATTAGAACCCATAGCAGGTACTGAATTTATTCTCATTCTCAATAGTTGTTTTGCACCCAATGCCTCAAAGAACTGTAAGGCAAGTGGCATAAACCCATATGTGAGTTTTGAGCAGTATGATTCTTGATCATTCTCAATCTCATACAAGTGGTGCAAGTTAACAAATCCATTACGAGGATCATTAACAAACTTAGGAATGTCTATGGTTGATTTATCCCGACGATACCAGGTAAGATCTGAATCATTTGCAAGAGTAAATAACCAGTTCTGATATGTTGATGGAATAATTTTATCAAAGACAATTACATCACGATTCATAAGGTTTAGTCAATGGGTAGAAGTTCTGGATTTTCTACCTCAATGTCGAACAGAAGAGGATGACATTGTTCAGCAATCAAATAATAAGAGCTTTCATAAAGATCTTCTGGTTCAAGACTTGGAACTTGATTTGCTTCGTCAGCAACCATGATATCGTAACACGAATCTTCCAATTCGTCAAATGTAAAAGGAATGCCGTTTATGGAATACATGAGCACGATTCTAGTACCGCGCTCAAACCAACAGTAAAAAGCATCAAGGTGATACATGATTAAGTATCAACTGCGAGTATTTATGGGAGTAGAGAGACTTGAACTCTCACGACTGTTAATGTCAGCGGATTTTAAGTCCGATGCGTCTACCGATTCCGCCATACTCCCAAGACTAATCCCAATTACATCGAACAAATTTTGTGATCGCATATCTATCCTCTTCGAAAACCTTTGTGACAGAATGCTGTATCCATCCTGGGAAGATAACTGTTTTGTTGTTAGTTGTTTCGATCAAACATTTTTGCTTAGGAAAGTATAAGTTTCCTCCAGCATCTTCTCCAAATGTGGTACTAATAATCACATGAATCTGACAATCTTCATGTGGTTTATATTCTTCACCAGGATAGTATCTTCTGATCTTTGTAACGTCTTGATTAGAACGACAATATGTTTTCCAATACTCATTTGCTTCAAGTAAGTCTTTGAATAACTGTTCATTATCAAAGAAAACTTTCTGAGTAATTCTTAGAATATCAGAAAAGCAACGCTCAGTATAAACGTTATCTAATTGCAGAGCTCCCGCTGTTGTCAGATACGTTCCATCTTCTTGTTTAGTAGAGTAATTCTCTGGTCCTTCTAGTTTATCACCAAGAAATTCAATCTCTCTCCAAATCAGTCTTAACTGATTCTCATCAAAGGTATTCTCTATGATGACATGTGGAAATGGATCATTGAAAATCTGGTAATTCATATTACAAGGAATATGTGGGTGGATGGAATGCACAGTATTCATTGAAGGTGATTTTCATCTCCTTGTTAGTCAATCCACAATGTGACGCTGCTTTAGGAAGATTCCACTTTGCAGTGAACAGCATTTCCATTGCTTCTCTTGTTTCAGGTCTCATTTAGGGCTGGCATATGAAAGAGCATCTTCGTCACAACGGTCACGAACAACTTCAAGTACGTTCATGAATTCTTCCATCGTTTCGCAGACAACCGTCTTTTTGCTTCCTTGGTCAGAATAGAGATAGAAGGAGCGATCTTGAACGTTGACTACACAACGATAGAGTTTCTCGTCAGTCATGTCGTTTGATTGATTACCCACGTATTATAGGTCAGTCTGACGGGGGTGTCAACCTCTTATACCAGAACGATAGGACAAATCTTTCACTGTCCTTCACTTCGCTGACATAATGAAGGAGTTGGGAGTTGGAGAACACGACTAGTTTACCTGTTTCTGGTCGGACATCATACTTCTCAAACAAAGTGTGACCACCCGTAAAGTCCTCATTCAAGTAAAGCATCGCAGCGAATACATCTGGGTTGTGGACGTTATTATCATCCACATGCGGATTCATATATGTCCCAACAGGCCAACGAACTACACCCACATAATCGAGTTCTATCTCACTGTCAAATGATTTGCATAACTTTGTGACTGCATGAACTACAGTCTTAAAAAGTTCATTATCATCAACTTCAATTGTAGTGGGATCGACATTTCCCCCGAGATAAATTGCCCCATAGTTACCATCGGGTTCTGGAACATCCATTCCTTTTGCCAATGATTCATCTGGATTAGAGGTATCAACAGTGGTCAAAAAAGTATCACCACCTCTATGCTCATCTCCATATGGCATCTCATCTTTATTTTTCTTCGCTAGTTTAACGAATGGTTCACAAAGAAAAGGATCGAGAAACTTTTCTTCAACATAAATCAGTTTTTTCATCTAGTCTTTGTATTCTGTTCTGTTGCGTAGTCGGGATCCTTATAATTTCTCTCATCTTCTGGGATAGTGTGATGATTAGGATCTGGATAATCTTCACAAGTTTCTCCCTTATATTCTACGATAAGTGGATTGATATCCTTTCTTTCAGCATAGATGTGGAAGAAACAATCAATAGGCATGTTACCTTTTGATTGGAGATATACACGCTCATCATCCCATCTCTTGATAATTATATCTTGATGAGATCCGATTGGTTGCAACTGAACGGTAATACTATCTTCATGCACAAGATCTTTCCAATAGTATGGAAGTTCGATAACTTTTGAATTAGTAATTCGACCACGATGATAAACACCAACTTCAGGTCCCTCAATACATGCATATCTAAGACGATATCCTTCTCTTGATGGGTGCTTCAGATCGAATGGTTTTGGTCTAGCATCTGCTGACGAAAATCTAGCAGCCAATCTTCCTTTATTATCACAGTCAACTTTTCCTGTGACATAAACGTCACCGTCAACATAAAGACTATCGACGGTGCCACCACCCGTCACATATAGAGCATTGGCGGTTCCATCATCACCATCAATTCTTTCGTTACCACGAATATGAACTGAGCGAGGCGGATTGTTTGAATCACTATTCTTATCTCTACCCACCATCAAAGTTGCTTCTACTTCACCTGGTGGTGTACCTAGAACGACTGGTGCCTCAATATATGCAGATCCACGAATCTCTTTCTCACCAGTGCCAAGAAGTTTTGGATCTCCTACGCCGACAAAAAGTCTCTTGCCAATGGCAACGTCATCAAATTGCATTAGTTGTTCCTCAGTTGTTTTCGGATTCTGCCGTACTTGCGTACTTAGATTTTCTGATCTTTGCTGCTCCAGTTGCACATGCTGCTAGACCACCATATAGATCTAAGATAGCATTTCCAACGATCTTACATGTTCCAGAAGAGAAAAACTTTGCCGATGTACCGGCATTGACTTCTACGTTCTTGGATTCAATCTGGATTCTTTCGTTTGATTTAAGAGTAATAACTCCATTCTGGTTATCATTACCCTTGGCAATAAACTCAATGTTTTCTGCCTGAAACTTAATTCTACCACGAGTTGCACTAAAAATTATATCCCCGTTGATACACTCCACATAAAATGCGGGCATACCGTCAACAGGATCACTTATAACATCGTCACCACACTTGATTTGATAAGTTCCTGGACATCTATTGATAGTACCACCTTTTCTTCCTTGTTCTTGATTGCCAGTAGCATCCATCGTCATAAAATGACGAGGATCATATCCACTTCTCAGTTGCACAGCAGAGAGCTGATTATCTTCGTGAATGTGACCGAACTTTAGATCACCATCACGATTTCCGTATCGGATAGTGTGATAATTCTTCCTTTTTGCCATTAGTGCTTACCGACGCAATCAACAATACTAATAATTCTGTCACCTTCTTGTGCTGCAAGCAGTTCTTCTTCTGTTGCATCACCGATTCTATTTACACACAATACAGGATTCAATTCTGCATTATAACCTGTAGTAGTTTCTATACGAATATCAGGTCTCTCTTTGTATCCTGTTCCAGTTGTAATGACATCGATACGTTCGATAACTCCAAACGGACCAACGACAGGTTTGGCAACAGCACCAAGATCAGGTGTAATTGTAATTGTATCACCTGAGGAGTAATTTATTCCACCATTTGATACATAAATCTCGCAAAGATACAGAACTGCTGGATATTGATCAGATGTGGTGCTTGGTTCTGTTGGTAAAGAACCTCTACCTGTGGTTGCCGTAGTTCCTGGAGCAAGTGGATCACCTGGTTCTGGTGGACAACCTGGAGCAGTTACTGACTTATCTTCAATAGCGACAAATTCAGGTTGACCTGGGAACTTAACAGTATCACCAATCTTAATATCAATTACTTCTCCCTCATCATATGGCGTATCATATGTGCCATCCAGTCTAAACACTGTCGTTTGACATTTATCTGCCCAAACTCGACCATCACCACCCTGATCGCCGTTAGGTGTGGGAAGATATCCAAAACCAGGTTCTATAACAACGGCACCAACAACACCAATCTGAGTATCTGCAGGCAGACCCATATCTTCTAAAGCGCCAGGTTCACCAAAGCCTGGTCCCACTGTTCTGCCATCATCAGATGGAACAAAAACGGGTGTTACACCATCATCTTCAAATACAATATTACCTTCTTCGTCTTCTTTGGGTACAACTACACCCATGATTGGTTTAACTACTGCACCCTTTCCTTTGCCACAAGAATCTTCTAGGGCAATTATTGGTTCTTTCTTAAATCCAAATCCACTTGCAATAATATCGAGACCAAGAACATCACCAGTTGCACTAACAACAGCATTGGCAAGTGATCCACCACCACCCATACCGTAGATTGATACGTTTGGTGGTCCACATGCAAAAGGTCCAGAGAAGCATCCTTGTGCTCCTGCAATCAAACCACCAAGATTAGGCAGTCCGCCGAACAAATCACTGAGATCCATATTAAGAATGGACTCAAACATCTTTGAAAACTTTTTAACATTATTAAAGATGCTATCTACATTCAGTTTAATCTTTGGTACTGGAGATCCAGCGAATGCACCCCATGCTTTTCCACCACCACAAGTAAGATCCTCTTCACATGTTGGGAATCCTTTTAAGAAACCTTCTACGAATCCAAGAACACTATCTCCAATATCAAATGCTACTCCAATCGCAGCTTCAATTGGTCTGATAGCAAGGTTGAGTCCTTTATTAATAACACCACTAATTGCTCCAGTGATAGCACCAATAATATTTTCAACAAGACATGATGCAACATTAATAACTTTATCTAAAATGCCCTGCAAGGCATTTCTAACTGTGTTGAGCAGGTTACCAATAATATTATTAAACAAACATGCCACCAAATCATTTGCTTTTTCAACCTTAATCTTAAGATCAGGTCTAGCGTTTGGAAGTAAGTTGTAATAAGTATCTTTGAATAAGTTGTTTAGTTTTTCTGTAGTATTCTTACGAATACCATCGACCATTTCTTTATAGAATTTGGTAATATCTGCAGATGCAGCACCAACTTTCATTGAAATATAGTCAGAGACTCCCATCTGAGTGCCCTTAAAATTGATGGGCTTGATGATAGAGTTCTCCCAGGTCTTTGCCGTTTTCTTTGCCTTTTCAATATCTTTAATAAGGTTTTTGATAGTAATACCAATACCTTCTAATTCAACCTTTTCACACTTTGACTGAATGGGATTCGTCACCTGAGCATCTTCTTCAGTCTCCACATCATCCATGGAGGTTCTCAGAGTTGATGCAGCAGAAGCACCCTCCATCGCTGAAGGATCGCCGTTAGCAGGCGTAGGAGAACCACTAGGTGTGATTGCATAAAAAGGCACCCCTTGACCGCCAGCAAACCCACTGAAGGGTTCAAACGGAGCAACGGGTACAGTTGTCGATAGTTTAGTTTGATCTTGGTTTGCGAAGCATCCCATAATGACAGGATCTTCCATGTCACTACCATCACGGTAGAAACCGACAACATATGCACCCTGTCTTAGGTTTGAAGATTGCCAACTAGAGGCATGACCAGAACCAGCGGTGACGGGATATAGCACTTCAGCCATATCCAGTTTTTCGTCTGGAATATCACCAGTATCTCGACCAAATATCCTTACTCTATAACGAGATCCCCATCCTTTGAGGTCTCCATAATCTTTCCACTTCTCTCTAGTCTCGTTGTCACGCCAAGTCAGGTCGTCAACGATCTGTCCGAACCACCAATAAAGTGGTTCATTGGTAATGTTTTCGGCGTTGAACAACTGATTGGGCATTAGTTATCGTGGGTTTTACACTCTGGTGCGCCAGGTTCTACTTCACAAAACAATTCCAGTGGACTTGGATCGTGGTGATCGCCTGCTTCGATTTCGTCTTTGTGGTTTTTTGCGTAAATTTCTAATTCACGCAGTTCTTCTTCAACATGACGACGCTGTTGAGGAGATGTTGTGGGATCTTGAAGGATTTCTTTATCCTTCGCGATATGGGCTTCGATGTTTTCCATAAGGTTAGAATGGTTTACGTCCGATTGATTCTCGCACTAAGTTCAGTTTAGTAAATGATTTATTAGTAGTAATCAAATGGCACATATCTACTATCATATATAGACCACTTTTCTTCTGGCTCACTAGAGATGTTGATTTTTCTGAAACCTCAGGAAAATCACAATGTACGATATCTCCTGCTCTCAAACTAAAATCTCCAGCAATTGTGATGGAAAGTTTTGTTGTGAAGAGTTGATTATACCTCATGAATGACTGACGAATGATGCTATCAATGTCATAGTCATCTTCTCTAGCATTCTTGAGTTGATCTTCCAGATCTTTTCCTGGAGGAAGAACTCCCTTCTTATCATACTTAACTACCAATCGACTAGATTTTGACTGAAGGTCAACATCAGATGCAATTTTAGGAAACTCTTTGCCTCCCATTGTTTCTTCATTCTGTTGATCTTTGCTGTCTGCTTCGTTATCTCTTGGTTTGTTATCGTATAGATTTGTCGCTCTCAGAGTGGTCTTGAAAATAGATCCTGTAACCAGGGATTGTTCTACGTCTACATTACTACTAAACGAACTTGCTAAAATCTTAGCATCGTATTCGTCGGGAAGCAACGTACTATTAGTATACACAAACTTTTTCTTCACGTCTTCTTCAAATAACTTATCGATGGATCTGAACTGATATCCATCAGATGTTTCATAGAAAAAATATCCAGCACTTTTCACCCCTTGTGGCACAGATCTCTTTGCCAACCAATGACACTTATAGAATGGTTTTGCTACTCTACCCAAGAAACTCAGAGTATTTTGCGTATCATCAACTGTTACTTCCTTGGGACTTTTTAATACATCACTAACAATCTTTTTTACAGAATCCGACAATAAACCATCATATCTCTTACTAACACGGTTTTCTACGAGTTCATTATCTTGACACTCTTTGGACCACAGATCTAATGTATATTGAACTTTGTTTGCCTCTTCAGTAACATTGCGAATACTTTTTACACGAAACTGATTATCATCTTCAAACTTTAAAGTGTTCTCATAATTATCTGAGATATTAAGATGAACCTTTTCGCCACCAGTCAAATTGGCACCATCAGAATCCATTGATGACGCAGGATTATCTCCACCACCAGTTTCAACAACCATCATTGATGCTCTGACAGTATTATCTAAGATACTTTCAAAGTATTGTAGTTGCACCGTTCCATGAGAGAGATCAATAGGATCTCCATAGTTCGAATAAACTTCAAACTTACCAATATTTCCTGTCTCAGCTGTCTTTGTCATCCGATTTTACTTCTCAGTGGAGGTGTGGAGTATGCCAGATCTATTGACTGTGGGAAGTTGATATTGTCTTCACCAGATGCAGGTTCCCTAATATATCTATCTAACAAAAAGATAGTTGATTTTCCATCAGCATATGATGGATATTGTGCAAGATCTGGTATCTGTGCAGACGCTTTCAAAGGTTTTGTTTGAAGAGGAGTCTGATAAGGTGCTGTGGGAATAGTTAACCCAGGTGGTGGTGTGACTGGTGCGGTCGCCTGTGGCGGTAGTTTCAGATAATCCTCTGGTTTAACTGTATCAAACTCACTTCTACCAGTTCCAAATGGAGCATCTATAGCATACTTGGAAAGAGGGTCTACATGACCCAAAAGTTTGTATCCATCCCAAGCCTTACCAGTCTCCCAGTGTAGATGAGGTCCACTAGTTCTACCTGTCATACCAACAATACCAATAACATCACCTTTTCTGACAGATGTGATGCGAGCAGTATCTCTCAAGTGAGCATATAGGTGAACGTTACCTTTATCATCCTTAAAGACTAAGAAATTACCCCATCCATCTTTATCAAATCCAGAATCAATAACCTCACCATCTGTCAGTGCTCTTACTTCAGATCCTAAAGGTGCTGCAATATCAACACCTTTATGAGTTCTGAACAGTCCACGTTTTTCTCCAAAAACACCAGTGACTCTTAAACCTTCAATAGGTGTTGGTGGTTTGTATACAAATGATTGTCCTCCAAGACCAGAGATAATTCTCCGAATCCTTTGCATATGAGGATTATCGGGATTGAAGTCTCCAATTTTGTCTTTTTGATATAAGTAGTCTCCCATCTTATATCCATTATAAAAGATTTCTGCTGCTTCTTCAGAATCTTTAGATGTTAATAACTGTTGTCTAACTTTCAAAGGGGTAGTATCAATGAGCATCTCCATCTGAGCATCAAGACTCATAGGATCTTTACCTTTACGAATAATAAATTCTTGAATCTTTTCCCATGTTTCTTCAGGCCAACCAGCGATACCATATCTCCTTCTAGCTGGATCTTCAAATCCTGGATCAAGATCACTAAGTCTGATCAAATTTGCAACCACACCAAGTCCACCAGATTTTCCATATGATGCTTTCAAAATTTGCATTTGTGAAACAACTCTGGTCTGGGTTCCTTGCGTAGGTTGAATTGAAGGAGAATACGATTGAGTTCTTGCTACACCCTTTGCAATTTCAGCATTGATTTCACTGAAAATAGCATCAACTCTAGACTGAGTTTTGAATTTTAGTGATTGTGCATATGCTTTCATCACCGTCTCAATATCCATTCCTTCATTAGAACGGACAAGGGAGATAATTTGATTTGCAAAGTTATCATATAACCTTGCTGACGGTTTTTGACCCATCGCGATATCAACACCGGCACCCATAATGGGTCCAAGACCACCAATTTTTTTCAGTGCTTTAGCACTATTCATCAAAGATCTTAGAGGATTTCTTTTCTTAAGATCCTCAGGATTTGAAAAAAGTTTTTCAATAGTTGGTTTTCCACCAACATCAAGACCGGGTTCAGATTTGCGTGGTTGAGTAATAATAACTGGTTTATCTCTATTGACACGAATGCGTCTTGTTACTTTACCTTTATATCTCTTGTCACCAACAAGTCCACCACTACTTTTTGTAGGGACTGGTTCCTCTTTATAAGCATCAGCACTGAAGACACCAAGAGTCAATGCGGAGTTGGTGAAATCTTTCACACCCTCCATGAACTTATCATAACCCTTTCTAAATTCGGGTCCAAGACTACTTTCAAGTCCCTGAGAAATCTGATCATTTAGATCATATGCACCTTTAATAAAGGACGCAGTAAAATCAATAGTCGAAATCAGAACATCTGATGCAACATTGATACCATCTTTAAGGACGGGAAGAAGTTTGTCCATCTCCTTCAAACTTTCGCTATGCTTTCCAAACATGTATCCAAGGAAAGTATATCCGATGAAAGTTTTTACAGTATCAAACAGACCTGTAGATGGTAGTAGATTTTTCTTATCTACCTTCTTAGCTTCCTTTTTCTTTTCTAATTTGTCTTCTCTTAATTTTCTGTCTTTATTCTCCTCATCCTTTCTCTTTACAACGATTTCTTTCTTCTTCTCTTTGATTCTATCTGCAAATACTTTTTTTGCATCAACAACTTTCTTGGATGCGACTACAAGCGCACCACCCTTTCCAGTTTGACCTGCTGCTGGAAGTAACTTTGCTGCTGAAATTGCCATTAGTTAACCAGTCCGTAAATTTGAGAAGTCTCACTTCTTCTATTGCCAGGAGCAACAGCAGAAAAACTAGGAACAGATGTTGATGGAGATTGAGTTGGTTGAACAGATCCTGCTGATGCATCAACAGAAGGTAATCTGATAATTTCAGTTCTAGATCCTCGCTCCAATGGAGTTGGCATTGGACCTTTATACATTGGATCATTATAATATGCATTAGGTCCAGTGACCTGATCATATACTGCTGTTGGTTGTGGGCTGATCAGATCATTGATGATCATTTCCGCTAACATTAGAAGCGGATTTCCAAAACTAGCCTGACCAAAACTCTTTGCTGTACGAATAGGTCTCTTGATTAATTCTCTTGTAACTGGTGTTGGTGCAGACCCTGGTCCACCTAAGCTCGCAGGAACATACCTTGGTCTAGGTACACCCATTGGATTCCTAGGAGAAGGTTTTGAATGCCAATCAAGAAGATCTCTTCCAAATACTGCTCTATCTGGTCTTCCAAATACAGAAGGTTTCTTACCTGCTTTGAAGTTTTTATTACTCTGACCTCTTTGGATAGCATCATCACCAAAGAGTGTTGTAGGATCTGGATTCTTCTGGAAATACGAGAATGGATTACCAAACTTTGCTTTCGATTCTACAGGAATACGAGTGTTTGCACCTTTGTTGAACCAATTCATAAATCCACCAACCATGCCACCACCTTGGGCAAATTGGATTCCACCATCGAACTTATCCATGTTGGCATTTGCGCCACCAAATTTCTTGTTCGCTGCCAACAGATTATTTGCACCGATCGCAGATACTGCAGCCTTATTCATAACAACTTCACCAGGCATCAGCGCGGTGAGTTGCGTATCTGGTCCAGCACCTCTAATTCTTCTACCAGTGTCAGGACTGACCATTCCACCACCAGACTTTGCTGGAGTGTTCAACGACGGCAAGATCATTCTGGTAAGAGTTTCCAGAATAGACCCAGGTTTAGATAGTTCTTTTGCTTGTTCTGTTGGTGCTGCTTCTTCTAAACCTTTTTCTTTAAGTTGCTGTTCTGTAGCAGTCTTACTCCTACCCACCAACATCGCTGATGCTATACCAATACCCGCTGCGGCAGCAATGATGGGGTTAGAAAGAAGTGCTCCACCAAGAGAGAACAACGTGCTTGCCAACGCCTTAATCAATCCACCTATAGGCGTTAGTAGTATTAATGCAGCACCAGAAAGAGCAGGCCAGAAGTCTGACAAGAACTTTTTAATTGCATCAACCTTTCCAGCATTTTCTGGGTCTCCAAACCACTTGAATGCTTTATTGATTCCAGATGCAAGAAATGTATAGAATAAGAAATTAAAAATCTTATCCAAGATACCCTTTGTTGGAGTAAAGAGTTGTCTTGTTTTTTGAATGAGTTTCTTTGTATTTGTCTCTAGTTTATTTTCTCTCTTCTCTCTCCTATCATCTTCCTTTTTCTTTCTATCCCTTTCGTCATCTTTCTTTTCTAACTTATTCTGATCTTCAATACCTTTAGTGATACCATCAACTGCTTCAACAATAGTTGCTAAAGAACTTTGCATAGGCACAATCGCACCACCTTTGCCAGGAAGCAATGCAATAGGTTTCTTCAGATTAGTTACATTCTCAACTTTTACTTTCTTCTTCTTAATCTTAAATCTAACTTCTTCCTTATTTCTAACTCTCTTATATTCGTCCCTTAGTAACTCATCCTCTTCTGCAGCAAGTTCTGATCCAGACATTCTGGCAGCAACCATCTTCTCCAGAAGAAGTTGCTTGTATGTCTCATAATCGAGATCGAAAACTTCTTCCAGACCAAGAACTCTTAGGATTCTTTCGTCAATAGATTCTTGGACTGTCTTAACCATTTTGTTGTTGCTTTAACTGTTCTTCTTCAAGATGTTGTTGTAATAAAGCGACGTAGATGTCTCGTTCCCAAGGCATCAAGTTTTCAATCTCAGTTAGTGAGTATTTATGGTACTGAATCAAGGAAAAATTGAGTCGATAGTACGACTCCAGATTCATGTGGATGAGTCCTATCCGAAAAAATTTGAGAGACCCTCCAGAGTAACCTTACTCTTCACTTTTGTCTTGGGGTTAGTGATGTTGACTGTATGTGTCAGCTTAGGCATCGTCTCGAAGAAACTTTCGATTTCTTTGAATTGTGACGAATTCATTTGATCCAAGAACTCTTTAATTTCTTTCTTTGTAAAATCTGCTGATGTCCAGACTTCCTCTTCACTGAATACTTTGTCAATACACGAAGCAACTAGATCAAAAGACTGGTCAACGTTAGTTTCTCCAACTTCAAAATTAGATTTGATAAACTCATCAAGAGATGGATACTTCATCTCCATCATCAATTCATCATTGATTTTGATTTGGTTGTTATGATCATCTCTCTTGACAACTTTAATGTCATCAATCAAGATAGTCACAGGAACCGTAGTTTCTTCATCATCTGGGCAAATAAGTTGCAACTCAACTTCTTCTCCAACAGACTTACCACGAATATTCAAGAAAAGATATTCGATGTCAAATGTAGGAAGAGATTCTACTTTGACTCCCTTTGTCTGAATACAACTCTTGATAACTTGCTTGATTGCTGTTGTGATCTGTTTCGGATCCTCAGACTCAAGAGCAAGAATCAAAAGTTTTTCTTCACGAACAAGAAACGGTCTGTACTTAATTGTTTGACCAGTTGAAGGCAATTCTAACTCGTGAACAGGAGTAGAAATTTTTGGTAAAGGCATGATATTTTAACGAAAATTTCAGTGTGATTATTTATCCGGGTAACGCACCATCTGTATTAGCGTTGGTGATGTAATATCTACTATAACTGAAGGACACTGTAACCTTCAGAAGTTGTGATGACTCGTAACTTACTGGAATAGAGTTAATCGAGATTGGATATGCATTAATAAAGTTATATTTTATATGCGAAGTTGCATTTAAGTCAAGTTTTAATTCGCCAGTATGAAGTCCATCCTGATCTTTCTCAAACTTATAGATGCACAGCTTTTGAGTCACATAATCTTCTGGGAATTTTGCCCTGAATGAAGAATTGGTATTTTCACTAAGTCCAGCAGCACTATCATCTGTGGGACTTCCACCCCTTCCTTCTCTATCTGCACCTGTCCCTTCTCCAGCGATATAGTTAATCCACTGATTAAAGAGAAGTAGAATCTTATAATCTCTGTCAACGTAGAAAGTGAAGTCAGCTCTATCATCATAAGATCTTCTGTATGCGTGTCTCTCAGTAACTCCTGAGAAATCATCATTCAACTCATGAGTCAACAAAGACGCACCAGGAAGACTCGCTTCAGCACAATTGACGCTAATCAATTCTGAAGGGAGTGGATTTGCAGAAAGACCGTCATTCATAAGCATACCCTTACCAATCCACTGGCGAATATCGCTTGTGCCTGGTAAAGGAAACTCACAATAATAATGTGATGTTAACGCTGGACGTAATAGTTGGTGCTTGATATCACTCAGCGATTTCTTAAATTTTGCCATTAGGCATAAATAGAGATGCTTATATATTATGTATATGCGTAATGGGAGAAAGTATAAAGAGTAGGTATCAACCTTCGTATCCAAACAAATATCAAGGTGATCCTAACAATATTATCTGTAGAAGCAGTTGGGAAAGAATCTTTTGCAGATGGTGTGATCTAAACGAAAACATTTTAGCATGGGGTTCTGAAGAAATCAGAATCAGATATTATGATCCCGTGAAAAAGAGAGTGAGAACTTACTATCCAGACTTTATCATTAAAGTTCAGGAGAGTAATGGAAAGATCAAAAAGTATTTGATCGAAGTGAAACCCAAAAAGCAGACTGCACCACCCAAAAAACCAAAGAGGCAAACTCAATCATACATTAACGAAGTATACACTTATGCCACGAATGAGGCAAAGTGGAAAGCTGCTAGAGAATGGTGTTTAGATCATCGACTTGAGTTCAAGATTATCACAGAAGACGAACTCGGAATCAAGTAATGACACAAGGTTTTGGACAGGACATTCAGAAGTCATCTTCAAGAATTAGTCAACTAAAAAGAAAGTTGGATGGTTCTGAAGATGCAGAACTTATCATGATGAGTATTTTGGAGGTGTTCAGAGAAGTTGAATATGTTCCGGATGTAGGAAACTATTACACTTTCATATACCAAGCGAAAACTCCAAATACAGATTACGATCAGCATCCCTTGGTTGCAGTCACTGATATTTTTCCTTGGGGATTTCGGGGTATAAACTTTCACTGGGATGAGTCCAGAAACTATACTTGGCAAGAGGTCGCTGGTGCCCTACATAGAATATACAATAATGAAATATCTTACCTAAGATCCTTAGATTATCGCCAAGTAATCACTAAATAACAGAAAGACGAAAATGAGCAAAACGGGAACGACTACTTCTGAAGAATTTCCTACAAGAGATGCCGATGGCCAGGTCGTTTCGTCTCGTGTAAAAGCTGATTATAGTCTAGATGGCAATCAACTACTCAAAAAGTCTCTGACTTTTTATGAAGGTCTGGCAAAAGGAAAGACTGTTGCTGATACTGCATTTTCATTAGCTCAAACTGTAAACTTTGGAGGAAAAAACCTTCTTCCATCAGCATTTCAAGATGCTGCGGGTATTTGGACTGCAGCAAAAGAAGCGTCTTCATTTATTAAGGGGGCGGTAGCAGATGCAAATAGTGGAAAAGCCTCCATGTTAGATAATGTAGCACTACAAGCGTCGAACGCTATTAGTAGTGCTACAGGAATCAGTTTGCCCAATCTTTTGGGTTTAGATACACCAGATGCATCGCCCCTAACTGATGCAGCTGAAGATATTGCTGATACTGCATCACCACAAAAAACACCAAAACCCAATACAAAAAATTACTTAAATCCTGAGGGTGGCGATACTCCATGGCAGTATCCAGAGAAAATGTCCTTACAATCTCAGGATCATGTCATGTTTACTGCACTTAAATATACACCAAGAGACTATA